TACGCACATACTGTTGCAATGTCATATTCAGTTATAAGTATATATAAATGTATAAGATATAGAAGATTATATGATATAATTATTTTAACAGGTGTTGGAAGTAGTATTTATATTTTTTATATTAAAAGTTGTAATCATAATGAACCTTACCAAGAGCAGTGGCATATGGTAATGCATTTTATTAGTCAAAGTTCATGGGTTTTACATGCATTAGATAGTAAAAAATAAAATAATATCAGTAGAGGTATATGGAGTTGATTAAATCATATTATCCAACAAATATAAAAATAAATATTGAAAAGAAAACTTTAAATGAAGAGATTAAGCATTCTATATTATCTGAATTAGAAGATAAAACATTTATTAAAGATGAATTACAAGAATTATTAAAAAGTCATTATTATTATCAAATTAGTTATAAAAATATAATATTTAATAGTTTACCAGCACCATGTGTAAAACAGTCATTATTAAAAAAAATTATAAAACGAATTGATACTTTAATACAAATATATAAAATGAAATTAATACCAATTACTATATGGCTTATTCCAACAGAATCCAAAAGAATATTTCCACAAAAAGGGGCACATATTCAACCGATACATATTAACGGTGGTTATACATATATATCAAATCATACCATCTATGTATATCGTTGTGAAGAATTTGCAAAAGTAATATTACATGAAGTATTACATAATAGTGTATTACAAATCAAATGGTCTTATGAAAAATTAATGGAATTATATAAATTCTTAAACATTCAAGATGAAAAATGTAATGAATATATATGTGAAACTCGTTTAGAACCAGAAGAGGCGATTATAGAGGTGTGGGCTTTATATTATCAGATAATGTTTCAAGCATATGAGAGAAAAATAGATTTAATGACATTATTTAATGAGGAATTAAACTGGAGTCTATATCAAACAAAAAAATTACTATCTTATAAAAATAAATATTATCAGAATGGATGGAAAGAAGATACACATGCTTATAGTTATATATTTTTAAAAACAATCTTTTTATATTTTTGGAATGATTTTTCAAAAATTCAAATGCCTTATACAGATAAAATAATCACAGAATTTATAATAAATCATAAAGATTCAGAGGCGTTACAAGAGGCAATCAAATATAGTAAAAATTATAAAACGAAATCTTTTCGTATGACTCGTTTTGGCGATTTATAAATATTCCTTTTTTTTAAGGAATGGAGATTTGTAAATCTTTTGAGTGTATAAAAAATGCTGATTTATCTTCTGTTACAAAGCGTACTTACTTGGAGCGGTTAAGATATATGATTCAAGAAACAAAAACAGATTTATATGAAATCTTGACACATCCTGAAAAATATATACAATGGATAAAAGACCATTCACAGTCTTTACAAACTCAAAAAAGTTATATATCTGCTATTTTAGCAATATTTAAACACACTCCAGATATGAAAAAGAAAGAACAAAAATATTACTATGATTGGTATCAAGGGTTTAAAGAAATTCATGAACTAATTGATAAAAGATATAAACTAAATGAACCGAGTGATAAACAGAAAGACTCATATGTATCGTTTGAAGATATTATAAAAAAAAGAGATAGTTTACCAATAGGTAGTAAAGAACGTTTACTATTATCATTATATACTTATTTACCTCCATTACGTAGTGATTTTAATGAAGTATATTTATATTTAGAAGAACCAAAAAGTTTTGAATATAAAAATTTTATGATGTTGTATGATACACCAACACTGGTTCTTAACGAATATAAAACTGTAAGAAAAAAGGATGTTTTTAAAAAAGAACTACCAGAAGAATTAATAAGCGAGATTAAAACAAGTCTAAAAGAAGAACCTAGAACATGGTTATTTATGGATCGTGAAAATAAACCCTACTTAGTAAACTCTTATAATCGATGGGTAAATAGAACTTTAAAAAAATTATTTAATAAAGCATTAACAATCTCTCTTATACGCCATTCATATATTAATAGTTTAGATTTTAACCGTTTAACTGTAATGGAAAAAGAGAATATTGCAAAAGATATGGCACACACAGTAAATACTCAAGATAGATACCGTTTAATATTTAATTAACTCGAAAATGTAATGTATTTATTAAAATCATTAATAGCATCTGTATTATCAATTGGTTGAGCTACATATGATGCAGGTGATTTAAAGAACATATATATTCTACTATTACCAGATATATATGATGTTATTTCTTTATAGTTTTTGGAATTTATACCCAAAACTGCTAAAGCATCTACATTGATTGCAGCTATATTTGTTATTAGTTGTTGTTTAATGTTGGTAGTTGCTACAGTATTATCTGCTATTAATTTTTCATTAGCTTTTTTACGATATATAGCAGGATAATAATATGTCATTTTATCTGTTAAAATATTTATATATTCATCGTTATAATCATTTCTATTATAATAGAAATTATCACCTTTATACGAAGGGAAATTTTTAAATGGAACTGTAATTGATTCGCTCTTTTTCTTATAGGTTAAATAAATATTTAAGTCTGTTTTCATATTATTTATAATACGTATTTCGAGTGAATTATTTGATATATCTTTATTTAGTATTAATGGAATATTAAATGGTAGTATTAATTGTTTAGGAGGGATAGTACATAGTGTATTTACACAATGATTATCAGTTATCATTTTTTTGGTACTAATATATTCTAGAGATGCAGTTCCTAAAGTTCTTTCATATTCTTGTAATTTTTTATCTAAATCTGTTTTACAAACATTAATATCCGTACAAAATGGTCTATATAGAACTTGAACGTCATTAAATAAAACTTCTATTACGAAACCAGCAGGTTTTTCTCTCGCATTATATCCAAATATAACTATATTAAAGTCATAATTTCCAACATCAGGTATGGTAACAGTAGTTAGTGCTGGAACAGGGGTGGTTGTGGGAACAGGAGCAGGTTTGGGAACAGGAGTAGGTATAGTAACACTCAAGTGTGTTTTAATAATAGTTATAATATTTTTATAGGCAATAAAACTCAAAGGTCTATCATTAATGACTGTATAACGCTTATATTTATTACGCTCATCTTCTGTAATATTTTGTTTAATATATGTATTATCAAAAATAGATTTGGCTTCTGTAGATGCTTCCATAATATTCACAACATTAGCCTTTATTTTTGATGGAATTAAATAGCCTTCATAACATAATCCAGGTTGTTTAGCAAAATTATTAGTTGTATTAATAACATTATATCGATTACGATATTCTTGTTCTAAAAACGTTAAATATGATATTAAATGTGTGGTTATTTCATTTATTTTAACAATATCATAAGCAGATAATATTGTTAATTTTTCGATATTTGCGTATCGTGAATCTTTACTTAATCCTATATTAAATGGATATTCAGAAGATATAATATATGTTGGTAAATTCAATAATAATCTACCTGTTATTGTTTTAGATACAGGTTTTGGTATAAGAGGAATACTGATTAATTTATTACAAATATCTAAATTTAATTTATATATATTCATTAATAAGTTTTTTGCTACATAAGAGATTGTTGACCCTGTTTTTGTTTTTTGGATTTTTAATTCGTAAAATAAATTTAAAATTTTATCAATATTAGGCTCATTCCACTTATTTTCATAAACAAAATGAAATTTATCTTCTTCAGATAGTGTTCGAATTAAGTTTAATTTATTAATACGATATGTATTTTTTGCCTGTTCTATAATATTTAATTCTATACCATATTGTGTACTCAACTTGGGTAAATTGGGTATATAATCAACAGTCGGATTATTACATATAGATTTTATATCACGACCAGTAATAGAACTTTTTTTTACACCCATATGAATGTATTCTGGAGCAGCCTGTAGTAATTTTTTACCAATATTTGTTTTAATTGGTAAAAATGGATTTTTACTAACTGCAACATTTTTATAGGAACCAAATATGTTTTGATATTTTTCATATTCTTTTTGTGTATTTTCAATACTATACATATCCTCTGGATTTGTCGATTTAGGTAAAATATTACGGCGACATGTTACCCATGTATACGGATCTCCGCGAGAATTTAATGTATTTGGGTCTGCAAGGTTATCTGTTGGTTGTGAGCTATCAACAGTCCATCCATTATATTCTAATTTACATGCGCGTCCAATATTACCATCTCTTTCTTTAGCCACTTCTGTTAAATTATATTTTTTATTTATTGTTGTATCATTTAAATTTATATTAAACTCTTGGCTATTCATAAGATAAAATCCATTATCACATGCTTGTTTATTTTTAGTATAATAAATAACACAAGTAGATGGATTTGTAACAAATTGTTCGTATGATTTATATTGATATTTATATAAAAACCATACCATAATAAGCGTTGAAAATAAAACTCCTGTATAACAATATAGTATTAGTTTTGAATTCATCAGTATATAAATTCCCTTATATATTAAAAAGAATTATATTAGCATAAACCAAGATGCCTATTGAAGATGTTGACTATTTAAAGCAAAACAGCCAAAAACAAAGTTATATTTTTTTAGTCAACAGTAAAGATCGTGATAAAATTACTTATTCAACACCATCAGAATATGTTGTTGAATTTTCACAACCATTTACAAATGTAATTGGATTAAATATATTAGATGCATCTATACCACGTACAATGTATAATATAGATGTTTATAATAATAAAATATATTTCTTTATTCATTCATCTAATTTTGATATGAATACCTTATCAGAGTCACTTTTTCAAGAAAAAGAGATTGAACCTGGAGATTATACAATACAAACATTAATAGACCGTTTAAATACAACATTAATAATGCCACTTAACAGTAATTTATTGAATTCTAACATGAATGTTACCGTATCTTCATTAACAAATCCACCAGATATCAAAAATAAAATTCAGTTTTATTGCCCGTATCCATTCGTTTTTGATATGAAACGTTCTACAATAGCTGAAACTCTTGGTTTTGATACACACGTCCAAATAGCAGAATCATCAAAAACCAATTTAAAAAAGGATTATGTTCCACTATTAATAGATAATTACAGTGGTATAACAGACCCAAATGTGATACAATTATATAAGTTATTAAAACAGAATATTAGTTTAGATATATTGAGTCAATCATATTCTTATGACTTGATAAATCGTATAAAGCCTTTTACAACAAATTATCAATTATATCATAGTGTTGATTTACCATTTAGCGAAGCTAAAGGAACTACTTATACTATATTTGAAGGTCCTCGAGGTGTTATTCGTACTGCACCTTTAACAAATGATGTAGCACAAAAATTCTATATATCAAATGATACTACTTTAACACGATTATATGCTGCATTCTCCGCTCAAAACTTATCTCTTAGTTATGCGGTAGATTTTGAAATACATACCGACCTCAACAATGAACCATCTGGAACAATAATTTTATCTGGAAGTAATATTGCAGTTAGTTATGTAGACGGAACCTTATCAGATTCATCATATTTATCTACAAAATTATACGCAAATACGTATTATTGGGTAGTTTTTAAAACAACACCTAATATAAGTTTATACTATAATGATGTATTAATAAATGCAAATACCTTAAAAACATACAACGGTAGCATATGGAATTCTTTAGATGATATTACAAATGATATTTATTATCAGTCATCAATTCGTATTGAAGTAACAGATGACTATCATCGTATTGGTGCACCAGGTATTTATTCATTAATTGGTGAGCCTTATTTAATTATACGTTGTAAAGAGATTGAAGAAAATAGTTATCGTTCATTAGCTTATACTAATCATCAACTTGGAATTGCAAAAATAAAACTAGGTATAGTTGGTTATCGTGAAGAACGTATTGATTTTGCCAGTATTCCAAATCGTGAATTTCATCCAGTTGGAAGATTAACACGTTTAACATTACGCTTTGAAACAGGTTCAGGATTATTATATGATTTCAAGGGTGTTAATCATAATATAACATTCGGTATACAGTATTATGAACCAATACAAAAAAAATCATTTACTAAATCAATAATGAATACAAATTATGATGGAGATTTTATGAATTATATGTATCGTCAAGAGGAACAGGAAGAAGAGAGTGACGACCAAGATACAGATTATAATAGAGATGCTTTAGAACAATATCGCTTAGCTGAAGCACGTAATCTTCCATGGCAAGTAGCGCAACGTAATGTACAACAATATTATGATTTAAATATTAATGAGGAAGAAGAGGACTGAATAAATGTTCTAAACTGTTTACGGGTTGGAATATATTTTTGACATAGAATATCATATGATATTCGCTCTCTAAGGGCAATATCAATAAATAGACGTTTATTTTGTTGGACCAGGATATTATACAAAACTTCAAATACTTTTTCAGGAAGTTCCATTTTTAATGTAGCTACAAAAAGAAAATCATTTTTTAAAAAGTTGCATAATCACGACCACATGAGAAACCTTCAACCACTGGTTCGCTATCATTTTTATCATCCATTTTTTCTAAGAATTTTTCAATCATTTTTTCTGTAAGTACGCCTGCTTTAACTAATTTTTCTAAATCGTCATTAGTTACTTTATTGGTACTAATTGCTTCAAATAGTTCAGTCTCTTTTTTTGATAAATCTTCAACAGGTTTTTTTTCAGGCACTATCTCTTTTTCTTCAGATAGTTTCATTGAATCAGTAGTGGTTTTTACTTTATTAACTAATTCCATTAATGCTTTTTCATCTAATATTGGTTTAATAGTCTCAGCTAACTGTTCCATTGATTCATCTACTATTTCACTATCGTCCGCTTCATCTGCTTTCATTTCTACATCTTCAAATCCTTCAACTGAAGCTCTGCAACCATATAAAATATTAAATAGTAATACTATGGATAGAAATAGAATAATTATTAATAATACATTTGTAGAGTAAAAACCGTTAGCCATTTATCTATTTTTTAAAAATATTTTTATTCTCTAAACGTTTTATAAAATGCTTGCGTCTTAAAGTAATTATACCAGATTGAGAACCGTAACATTCAGATGAATACAGTTCAGCTATTTTTTTAGGACTATTACTATATTTTAAACATAATTGAGATAATTGTTCGATTACTGGTAAAAAGTCAATAGAACCACTTGATAAGTAAAGTGTATATAACATTGTTATTAAAGAATGTAAAGTTAATTGAGTTGTTTTATTTTTTTTCAATATAGATAAACAGGAACGTGTACTAAAAATATAACAAAAGCGTGTATTATCATAACTCAATGCGAGATATTGTGAAACAAATGTATCTCCATTATATTTTTCAGTAATTTTTACATTTTTCCATTTGAATTCTTTTGCTAATTCAAAAATATCTCCATCATATAATAAATATAAAATTGGATAGCCTGTTAGTTCTGTTGGTGGTTTTAACAATTTTTCTAAAACATCCCATCCGAATGAAAGTATATTTTCACTTTGAATCCAAGATTGAATTCTATTATATAAATCTTCTGGAATAGATGTATAAAATTCATTCCAATCAATAGATGATGATTTTATAGGATAATGTTTATATATTTTAATTAATCGTTCATATACTTTAGTCCAACGGTGTGCATCATATGATTGAGATGATAGTAGATGTAATGTATATTTTAAGTAATCTATACCAACAGTATATATATCTAATTTAGTTTTAATGCTAGTTTTTTTTAATTTATTAAAATCTTCTTTAGGGATTTCAGTAACATCTAATATCTGTAATCCTTGACTAAATATTTTATATGTATTTTCATGTAATGCTTCTTTTGCAGATACCAGTTCAATATGATAAATATCTTTATAATATTTAATTATTCTTTTTAATAATGGCTTCGCATTATATGTAAAAATATCAATATCTGGTAACTCATAAGATTTATAAAACTTGTCTTTTAATGGTAATAATTCATTAATAGCGAGTCCGCCATACATTAAGATATCTTCTTTCTTTAAAATTTCTATAAGAATATCATATAAATAGCTATATTTATCATAATAATTTTTCTCTATCTCTTCATTTTTATGAAGGGCAATGCTTTCTATTTTTTTTAATTGTTTATTTATTTGGGATTTCATCTCTATACATAAAAAATATATAATCCATGAATAGAACATGTTTGAAGGAACTGATTTAAATAGCGCTTATGGCTTTGAAATGGCACCTCAATCTCAACAACCTTTACCCCCTCCTGAAATAAGTGGTCCGGTGCGTCAACAACCGAAACAAATGGTTTCAGTACAACAACCTGGTGAAATTCCTTATCAACCACCACAAAATATGTATGTAACAGAACCCCAAGTAGCAATGATGATGCCTACTGAAAGTTTCTGGGACCGTGTTTCCGCAAAACGTTATGAAGTTTTAAAAGTATTTGTACTTGCATTAATTGTATTACTGGCTCTTTCTATGGACCATATGCTTGTCTACTATTTAACACAGTACGTATCAAATTCGCTTTTAACAACAACACAAGAGTTTTTAGTACGTTTTAGTTATCCAGTTGCCATTTTATTAGTTATTTGGTTTATTAAATCTATGTAAATTAATATGGTATTTTATTTTTAGAGGGTATATCTATGAGTACAAATAAACCAACCTTTATGGAGTTAATTAAAGAATTTATGGATGCTATTAATCAAACAAGGTTACCAGTTCTGTTGCCATTTATGAGTTCTTTTATTATAGCGATAATC